AGCACCAGCTGCAATACCATCTAACTTAGTCTTGTCCGTATTCGTCATTAAACCAGCTAAAGCTGTAGTAGCAGCTGGAATGGTAGCATTAGTTCCTGTAGAACTATTTACAACACCTGTTGTAGTTGCTGTAGAGTATGTCAAGTTGGCGGCTACGTTAACTTGAGCACCAGCTGCAATACCGTCTAGTTTACTGGCATATGCACTACTCATAAAACCATTAACAGAAGCTGTTGCTGCTGGAATAGAGATAATAGGTGCAGTACCACCAGAAGATAATACAGGTGATGTAGCTGCTACACTAGTTACAGTACCTGTATTTGTAGTATAAGCACTTGGATTGCTAGCTAAGTAAAAAGAAGTAGAGTTTAAACCATCTAATGTATCTGCGTCTAATCCACTGCCAGATCCATCTACGTTTTTAATTGAAGCAAGAAGTTGTGCATCAGTAACATCACCTACATTACCACCTACTGAATTAACAGTAGCAGCAACAGCTGCAGTAAAAGAATCAATTGTTCCATTTGCTTTCTTAAAGTACAACTTGCTATCGGCATAATTAATAGCTAACTCACCAAAATCTAAATCTCCGACTAAAGGTACTTTAGAGACTACGGATGATTTCTTTAATATAATTTTACTTGACATTTGCAATCCTTAATAAAGGTAAAAAGAAAGGCGGTAAAAACCGCCTGTTATTTAGTAAATACTTTAGTATGTTCCACCGTCTACTTGAGATATAGAAACCAAACCTGCTGTTACTGAAAAGTCAGTACTATCAAACTTAGACAGACCTAGCACTGAAGTGCTTGCAGTTGGAATAGCAGTTGAGCCAGCTGCAGTTACTAGACCCTTAGCATTTACTGTAAAGTTGGGAACTGTTACTGAATTACCAAAACTACCTACGGTTCCGTTAACTGTAGCTAAAGTTAAGGCAGCCGATACTGCAGCACTTCCATTTACAGCAGAAAGAGTAGCAGTAGCATCACCAGTTAAGCTTAGATTACGTGCAGTTTGCCATGTTGTTGCAGTACTAGCATTACCAACTAGAGCAGCATAAACAGTAGCTACATTTAGATTCTTATTTAAGTTCCAGCGATCATCTATACTTGAATAAGTTAAAGTCGCCGGTACAGTTGGGCCGATAATAGTTAAGCCACCACCATCAGCAGAGGCAGCATCTGCAGCATCTTTGGCTAATTCAATATTCTTGTCGCGTACAGCTACAGTAGTACTGTTTACAGTAGTCGTTGTGCCTTGTACAGTTAAATTACCTGTAATTACTGCATTGCCTGTTACATTGATATTAGCTGAAGTAATATCATCACTTGTAAAAGTACCATTTACGTTTACGTTATTAAATACTACGTTACTTGTTGGAGCAACTTCTTGTCCAACCGCTAATGTTACAGTATTATTTGTAACTGTAGTAGCTACACCAGTTCCTCCTACAAAGGTTAGAGTATCTGTTAATAGGTTAACACTGTCTGTACCAGTACCTCCTGCAATGCTAAGGCTACTAGCTACGCTAGCTGTACTTACAGCAGTTACTAGACCTTTAGCGTTTACAGTAACAATTGGTATTGTAGAAGCACTACCATATGTGCCTATACTTGAGTTAACAGTAGCTAGGGTCAAAGCAGTAGAAAGATTTGAATTACCGTCTACAGCAGCAAAAGTTGCAACAGCATCGCCAGTTAATCCTAGACTACGTGCGTTTAACCATCTTGTAGTTGTGCTTGAGTTACCAAGCAACGCTGCAGTAATTACGTTAGCTGCAAAGTTGCCTGAAGCATCTCTCTTTACAATAGTACTTACTGTATTATCTGCAGTTCCAGCATCAACCATATCAGTATAGCGCTTACCACCAATGATTGTGTGATTTACTGCATTACCTGAAGTCTCAGTACCAGTTCCTATGTATAATCTGTCGCCACCATTTGAGCCATTATCCCCCAAAGAAGAGTAAGCTAGTACGCCCTGTCCTAAGACAGCAGGATTACCAGATACCTCTGATCGTTTGATTCTTAAAATTGAAGCCATTATTTTCCTTAATTAGTATTAATTAGTATTGGTTAGTATTGTTCAGACTCTATTGCCTGTTGTTCTAGTAATCTAGTTGCTTTCCATTTTTGATCTGCAATAGAATATATTAATATAGAACCCTCAAGCTTACCTGTAGTATCTACATCGGCAGCATCTGCTATGTTTTGAATACCAGCTAGCCCAGCTAGCCCAGTTGGTCCAGTTGGTCCAGTTGGTCCAGTTGGCCCTTGTTCAGCTGCAGTAATAACCGTAGTAATACCAGATGTTTCAACTACAATAGTATCATTTACTGTTTCGATAATTACTTGAGTTGTCATCTCGTAACCTCTGGTATTGCACTAAAGCACCCTTGAGTAAGTCTAGTTACTGTTCCATCAGAAAATACAATCTCTAAATCATATACTGCACTAGAAAATGGATATGTAGTAGATACGTTGGCTGGAATTTTAATTTTAAATTTACCATTCTCAGGTTCATGGATCTCTAACCTTGAATTTTCTGTTGTAAGTGAATCTAAAACTGCAGTATCATTTACTGCTCGTCTAATTTGCATTCTAGCAGTACAACCAGTTAGATTAACTGCTACAGGTGTTGTGCCGGTTTTCCATTGGATAATTTTAACAAACGTAGAACCTTTGTAAATCTCCAGATCAATATGTGCTGGTTGCATTTGTATTCCTATTTATGCTATTTATGCTATTATTGCTATTATTGCTATTATTGCTATTATTGCTATTTATTTTATATCTTATACTATCTGGCAGCTTGCCGCCTTCACTGGTATTCCAACCCATGTATTCAAAAGGTCTAAAGAGCTTCTCAATGCAATAAGCTTCACTCTCTGAGCACACGCATAAACGAGTTATTATAAGAGAATCTAAGTTGGATGTGGAAAGAGCTAAGTGCAGTGGATTATGGCTATTATAAGAACTTTTGAATTTACTTATATGCTCTTTAACTCTAATATCTATTGACCTAGTAGTAACACCGACATATCCTTCTAAGAATACATCGGTGTGCTCTTTTAAATGCAGCCAATATACATAAGCTGTTTTCTGGTTAGCCTGTGATAGACTATCTACGTTAGCCTGCATTTTCTAAGTTGTTACTAGAAGTATCTGCACCAGTTGGCCCAAGCGCAGTACCTTCACCTGCTGTTTTAAATCCGTCTCCACTTCGAGAAGTCATAGCAGGTAAGTACTCTGCATTAGGTTCTTGCTCTGCAGGTAGACTATCTACTCCAATAGCTTCACGAACTCTATTTAGAACTGCACGATCAACTTCAAGTACAGATGTGCTAGCAAAACGCTGAATTGCTTTAGAGAATGACTCAAGATCTTCAGCATCTAGGTTATCAAAGTCCATGTGACCCATTCTAGATATGTCCCATGAATTTAGTTCATAAGTTTGCTTGATCAAATCTTCGTTAATTACATCACGAATTTTCCTTAGCATTGCTTCGGCTGCAGTAGCTGAAAGTGAATTCTTAACTTGGCCTAAAGCATTAGATCCGCCGCCTGACTGTCCTAGTACGAGAATATCTGCAAATAGGGAAGTTAAGATTGAATTCTTGTAGTACTCTTTAATCTTAGAAGTGTCCATTGCTTTACTACCATTTAACGACAGTAGCTCTAATTCAAATAGAGGCTGTTTGGTATCTGGATCATGAGCTTGAGGTAAAATTAGAGCAGATTGCTGATTTAGCTGCATATTTCGCATTACGTTTTCATAGTACGATCTAATAGCTTTTTGATCCGTAGATGCATCTGCAGATAAATACTGCGGAGGTAGCTTTAGCACAGGAAGTCCAACTAAATCTTTAGCTACACCGTTAGCTTCAATCTCTTCGATTACACTTAGAAACCGCCAAGACAGATACGCATCTCTTAGCATGGACTTACCAAAAGGATCTCCTTTGTGCTTACCTGCTTTAAATAAGATAATCTTGCTTCTACCTAAAATGACTTCGTTATTAGTACGTGTACTATAGCGATTATAGACATCTGAAATAGCAGATAAATTCTGCTTGACGCCTTTCACTTCGTTACCATCTTCACTGAATATAAACTTCTCAATTGTCTCTTGACTTCTGATTGGTAGCTTTTTCCATCCAATGATACCGTCGTTATATTTAGATCCATTGGATTTTAAACGCCTACGGTACACTTTTTCATGCACAGAGAAACCATACATATTTGCAGAAAGAGCTTCAGATATAAAGTCAGACCAGCTGTACTCCTTCATATCTTGCATCATTTCATTTATAATCTCAGCTTCACGCAGCTCTTTAGCTGAAGCTCCAGCTACTGGTTTAAATATCCAATCAGCTTTTCCGATTAAGTTATCAAATAATGTTAAAGCTGAGTTAATTGTTCCGTGGTAAGACATTTGCTTATAAGTAGCAATACTGTGCGGAAAGTTCAACTCGCGTTTTAATTCATCGTTAGATACGCCATTAAAGACATTCAAACCAAGATAGCCTGTTTCACTTAATTTAAAACGCTCTGGATCTTCGCTAAATGATTTCTGTACTAAATTACTATTTGATTTACGTGCCATTAACGGCTCCTTTTCTTATGATACTAATGAACTGCGATACTCAGGTATTACACCAGAAGCACCCGATCCAAAGGGGTTTGAACCTGTGAAGTCAGGTAGTGAAAACGTAGGAATAACTAGCTCTTTATTTAACAAAAGAAAGGCATCTGAACAAACGTCTGCAATGTCATCTTTCTTTTTAGGGTCACCATCGAATACTTCAAGTTCATCATAAAACGCTTTGTTCCAGTCTGCTTTTACTACATTAATAAAACCAGCTTGTGCTACACTTGAGAATGGTGCAAAGCGAGTAACCTTTGATTTAACTGGTTTAGACAACCTTACGTTGAAGCCCATCTCTCCTAATTTGCGCTGTAAATCTCTTGCATAAGCTCCAGCAGCAGCAGCAGGATCAAGAGGGATAGATACTGTTACATCTTGACCATCATGCACTGCAGTCTCAAAGATCATTTTCTCTACGTTATGCACTCTATCTCTCATAGACCGTAGATCTTCTACAGTATACACATTAGTACTATCCTTTGACATTAGCACGCCACGAGTCCAGTCTGGATTAGGGTACTGCTCCGAAGGCAAGCTAAAGGCAAGATCCCATGCTCTAATGCGCTTCTTAGCTCTTCCGTTAGGTAGCTCTACCTCTTGTACCCACTCGCGTTTAAACAGCCCAGAGGACTGCTGACGAGCGTACCATGAACCTAGTAGCAACCGTTCCATTTCTACTCTAGGCAATGCCTTGAGCTTAGATATATAGGTAGGATCTGCTTTCATCAGTGGAGGGTTATCGTAGATTGTACCCGGTATGAACTTAAAGGTAAGAATACCAGATTGATCTCCTCCACCATAAGTATCTTCTAGCTCTCGCTTAGTATCCGACCAGACAAGAGATCCACCTGCTACTTGCACCATGTAGCGCATCGGGTATATTTCTTTTCTAATTGGTATACCACGTTCATCTAATGCGAATTCTACCCACTCTCTGATAAAACTATCATAGTCTGGATTGCCTGTAGCAAATGCTTGCTTCTTATAATCCACAGAAGTAGACCGTAGACGTGAAAGCAGGTAAACTACGTTATCTTGATTCAACTGCTGTATTTCATCAAAGCCTAGAAACGTTATTTCTGAACCTTGATAGTTATACTTATCTGAAGCAGTATCTAAATATCCAAAACGTAATTTAGCTCCAGAACGAAAGATTAGCTCCTGCTCACGCACTTTTACTCTTAGCTTAGGATCTACTTTTTTATACAGATTTACTGCTGAATCAAATAAACCACCTGGATTAGATATCTGTTTAGTAGTTCTTCTGAAGATTACACCACGAGTTCTAGGGTGGTGACAGAACTTCAGGAATGCACCTAAAAGACAGTGCGAATTATGAGTAACAATGTAATTACTCGTTAAGAATAATCTGTCTTCACCTGAAATACTTATGCATGTAGCGTAATCTGAGGCAACTTTTGTTATGCTGATTATGCGATTGCCAGTAACCTTGAACTTAGTCCTTATACTTTTTCTAGGTAAGCTAAAGAGTTTGCTCTGATATTTACCTCTGATATATAAGTTGTATGAATCTAAGCATGGTACCTTAGCACCTAACTTGTTTTTGTAATACGTCTTTTTAACCTTAATAGAACAAGTAAACCCAAGCGAATGCAATACCTGTTTGATATCCGAAGCTAGTACCTCAGAGGCAGTAGAATAATAACAAGCACCACCTGCGTCTACATAGCCATCTGTATCCATCAAACCCTGTATAAGGTTGAAACGATCTTCTACTGTACTTCTTTTATATTCTTCTGGTATGAACTTAGTTTCAGACCTTTTACCATATAAGCTTAATTTCTTTAGTGCAGGTACTAGTTTTTGAACACCATACATAAATACATTATTAGGTTTCTCCAATGAGTACCTATTTACAGTATAACCTTCACTGCGAATTCTATCGATAATCTCTACATCTTGAGAGGTAATAGTAGCAATAGTTGACACTAAGCAGCCATCACCAATAAGCGCACCAAGTGTATATGGGGCTATATCTAACTGCTCTTTATCAAAGCCTACAGGCTCTGTAAGAGGTACTATAGGTCTGAAACCTTTACCTAGTCTATTCAAAAGATGAAGAGTTGTATCAACCTTAACCTTACCTCTGCCTCTAGCTTCATGGTAAGACCAAAGGTGCTCACCGCAAACATCTACAGTAGAAGCATCTTGCATCTCAACCCTGTAAATATCTACTACACCCTGTGGGAATATACCTGTTACTTTTTCCTTTGTGTTCTTGTGGGTTATTACTGTTTCGCCAATATAGATATCTTCTACATTCTTGAAACCAACATCAGTAAGCACTTTTTCACCATGTCTAAGTGCTTTACCAGAACCAGCTGCACCACCATAGAATGTAATATCTGCATCACTCATCAAGAATTGTTCCTGAGCACTAGATGCAGGTGAAAATACAATGTTACTTGACATTTATATCCTTAATCCGAGTTAATTACTTTTAAGCTAAATACTGGAGCATTCTGCTGCTGAATCTCAATACCTGC